TTCTGCCATTTTAATATGACTTAAAACTTCTCGAACTTGTCGGTCTATTTTAACCATATTGAGAGTATATCTACCCTCTTTAAGATGCTCTTGCTCCCACTGAAGATCCAGACCTCTCTTTTGTTTGTAGAGATCGTTTAAGTGTTGCATCATCTTCTCCATTGATAACCTCCTCATAGGTTATTCTATTTATCTTGTTATCATAAGATATTCCAAGATATTCCCAAACTATACTTTTTTCTCCTAACTTGTCAAGTATAGCTTTTTCTAGTGAGGCTGAGTCATCTTCACACTCAACAATAAATTTACCATGGTGATCGTATGCCCAGATATTTACTAGAATTTTAATCATTATTCTTTCTATCTTTGAAATGAGGCGGGATTGTGTCCCGCCTCAAATTTTTTAAGTATTACGCACCTTCAAC